CGATTACGGGCATCGGCTTTGATGACGATAGCCTTGCCCACTAGAAAAACCCCCCAATACTCAAACAGCACAGGGTTAGGGTCTTGGTCTTTGAGCAGTCCTTCCTCATCGACTAGCGCAAGGTCACCGTTAGGCAATTCCGTGCGTTCAACGTAGCCGCCGATAAAGTCCTGCGCTTCAGACAGCGTGGGTTGATGGTCACCCTTGTTGATGACCTTCACCCATTTGTTTAGATACAGTTGTGCCTGCGCGTTCATGCTAATTCCCCCATCAGTTGAAGCAGTGCAAAAGTTGACTGCGGTTTGATTTCGGCACGGTCAAAGTCACTGCCCAAATACTTGCGGATGTGCTTTGATGTTGTAACCGACCACTTGCGGTCAGTGCGGATGGGGTCACCATCCACATAAGCCGCCACAGGTGTTTCGTAAGAGAACAGAACACGTGCGCCATTGGTCAGCGTGATTTCTGTCATGTTTGATGCGATTTGTTTCAATTCCATGATTAACCCCTTTCAGCGAACAGCACGAAAGCACAGCCGCTAAGACATAAGATAAAACCCAAGCCCATCACCATCAGCATTTCGCCAATGGTGTTAGCCTGTTCCATACAATGACCGTCACAGTCATTGGCACTGCCGCCAATAGCAAGCAGTCCAACGATGATGCAGGTCAAGCCGAAGTATTTGAAAACCGTCTTCATGCTAGAACCTCACTCATTTTGTTGTGGATACCGTTTTTGATAAGTGACAATTCCACGCGGTCAACGACATCAAGCGATGTGCCTAGGTCACGCAGGACAGCGCGAACACACGCGCCAACGTCAGATGACCCGATGCCTTGGTCTTTGTCCCAATCACCGAAGAACCATTCCACGTTGTCAGTGATGACATCAAGCACGTGGTCTACGTTGTGTTGCTTAAATATGCTCATTTCTATTCCTTTCGCAGTTAGCATCAAGTCGATGCAGTTAACATCATAGCACATTTCAAAATACACGCAAGAATAAATTTATACTATTAAATTGACTTATCCCTACTTTAGGTTAAAATGTTGATATGGCTTCTAAAACCCTTACAGATAAACAGAAAGCGTTCGTCCTGCACTTTAGTCAGACGGGTAACGCAACACAGTCTGCAATCGCGGCGGGATACAGTCCTGCGACAGCGGAACAACAGGGCTATGAACTCAAGAACAAGTTAGTGAATGAGATAGACGAAGCCACTAGGCAGATGCTAGGCAGTAGCGTCCCACTAGCAGTAGAGAAACTGCGTAGCCTGATGACTGATGACAAGGTATCGCCTGCCGTCCGTCTTGGGGCAATCAACAGCGTCCTTGACCGAACAGGCTATCAGACAGTCCACAAGGTAGAGGATGTCACCAAGCAACGTAGTGACGAAGAACTAGAAGCAGAACTAAACCACCTGCTAGGTTCAATGGGCATCAGCCGCGCATCTATCGGCGGCGGTCTTGAAGAAGAAGACACCAAACACTAACCCCATCTTCCCTTCATCCATATAGAGGGAACACATAGGGACAAGACATCCCTTCCATCGTAGCCCGTAACAGGCGCAAACATGGTTTCCTGCACACTCACACACGCGCCCACAGCAAAGCACGGGCAGGGGCGTATCGTGTCTGCGGTCTTGTTAAAGGGCTAGCATCATCACCATTACATTCCACACAGGGGCAGGCATACATCTTCTGCGGCGCGTAGGTGCGCGTGTGTGCGCGTGGGGGCAGGCATGGGTGCGCAGGCGTGGGAAAAAGTAGGCGCAGTTGGGGCGCAAATCGACACCCCACCCCCCAAAGTGCCGCGCCGTCAGTAATACAATGGTTTAATCCGCACAGCGGTGGGCTTTTTTAGGTATTAACCTAAGTTAACACACATCACATTAGGTATTGCCCTAAGTTAAGTATGGGGGTATGATGGGTGTATGGGTGATAAAGCATGGAAACAACGGGAAAGACAGGTTGCCGCCTACTTTGGGGGGGAACGCACACCGTTGTCAGGGGGTAACGGCAAGATAACCCGTGCCGATGTGGTGCATGATGACCTGTTTATAGAGGTTAAACTGCGCCAAAAGCACAGTGTGGTCACCTTATGGGATGCAACCAAGGAACTAGCGGACAAAGAAGACAAAACACCTGTCATCTGTCTTGCTGAAAAGAACCGCAAGGGTTTTTGGATAATGGTTCATAGCGATGATTTGGCGAAATTATGAGCAGTGCATTAGCAAAAGCGGTGGAAATTGCAAAAGAATTAGAATTCCGCAAAGCAACTAACCGTATGGCGCACTATGCGCCCTATGACTATCAGGTCAAATTCCACAATACACAGGCACAACAGCGGCTACTGATGGCGGGTAACCGTATCGGCAAGTCTTTCTGTGGGGCTATGGAAATGGCTTACCATCTGACGGGTCAATACCCTGATTGGTGGGAAGGCAAAAAATTTGAACGCCCTATACGGGCGTGGGCAGGGGGTGCATCTAACGAAACTACCCGTGACATCTGCCAAAAAGAACTGGTTGGACAGCCTGATGACCCTACGGCTAAAGGAACGGGGTCTATTCCACTAAAATACATTGGGGAAACGGTGCGTAAAGCGGGTGTGCCTAATGCTATGAACAGTCTTGTTGTTAAGCACAAGACAGGCGGGTGGTCACGCCTAGCGTTTAAGGCGTATGAAATGGGCAAGGAAAAATGGATGGGTGAATCACTAGACGTGATTTGGCTAGACGAAGAACCGCCACAATCAATCTACACACAAGCGTTAACCCGAACCGCTGACAAAGGCGGTATTGTCTATATGACCTTTACACCTGAAAACGGCATGACCGAAACAGTCGCGCAGTTTGTGAATGACCTACGCGCAGGACAGGCATTGATACAAGCAGGGTGGGATGATGCCCCGCATATGACAGCCGAAGTGCGTGAACAGATACTTTCGGCACTGCCACCCCATGAAAGAAAGATGCGTGAGCAAGGCATACCGCAACTAGGTTCAGGTCTTGTCTTTCCGCTACCTGAAGACCAAATGGTGTGCGAACCGATTGAAATACCTGCGCATTGGGCAAGAATGGCGGGTATCGACTTTGGTTGGAATCACCCAACAGCAGGGGCTTGGATTGCTTGGGATAGAGATAGTGACTGTATTTATGTCTACGATACATACGCTATGCGTCAAGAAGCAGTGCCTATTCACGCAAGTGCGTTTAAGGCTAGGGGTAATTGGATTCCTGTTATTTATCCGATGGACGGAAGGCAAGCCGATAAGGGTTCAGGTAAGTCACTTGCAGAACAATATCGCAATGAGGGAGTGAACCTAACACGTGAACACTTCACAAACCCACCACAAAAGGGAATGAAGGAAGGAACGGGCGGTATATCAGTAGAAGCAGGTATACAAGAAATGTATACACGCTTTACAACTAACAGATTGAAAATTTTTAGTAATCAAGGTAAACTATTAGAAGAACTGAGAATGTATCATCGTAATGACGGTAAAATTGTTGCCGCCAATGATGACATTATCAGTGCTTTGCGTTATGCAGTTATGTCAGTAAGGAAGGCACGGGTTAAGGATTACGAACCTACGCAAATGTTTTCCGATAATGACTTTAACGTATTCGCTTAATGAAAGGGGCAAAACATGGGTGCAGTTAAAAAATTATTCAAAGCAGTGGCGAAAGTCATTGCACCTACGCCAAAAGTTACCGCACCTACTGTAGCAAAAGCGGCTGTTGAAAAAGCACAGACGGCTAAAGCGGCAGTAGCAAAAGGTGTAACAGGCGGTTCACTGTATGGTGGTTCAACCATTATGAGTGGCGCAGGTGGCGTAGAGGAAGAAGCAAACGTAGCAAAGACGGTGCTTGGCGGGACAAAGAAAAAAGTCAAGAACCTGATGGGCGAAGGTGGCGCATAACGGATAAGGTGGCATCATGGTTGAAGTCAGGGTGGATAGGGCGATTTATGACAAAGCCTATGAATACCTTCAGCCAAGGGCGCACATCCTTAGACCGCTTGAACACGAAGACCGTGTTATTGCGTTTACAAAAGATGATGAAGTCGTTGGTGCATTGCTGTTTAGCGACTATGATGGGAACAACATCATGGTGCATTTAGCGTTAGATGACCCAAAGATTGCGTCAAGGCGCAACATTAAATTGATGTTTGATTATGCGTTTAACCAGTGTAAATGTAATAGGATGACAGGAATTTGTGTAGATGGATACGAGCGCAATGAACGGTTACTAGCAGGTGTCGGCTTTAAAAAAGAAGGCATCATAAGAAATATAATGAATGTGGATGGCACTTGTGTTGACGGTGCAATCTACGGAATTTTGAAAGGGGAATGTAAATGGGTATGAAATCCGCACCACAGATGCCGCCCCCTGTTGACACTTCTGTTATAGACGAAACCAAGAAGAAGGAAGCCGCGCTAAAAGCAGAAAAAGATAAAATGCTTAGTGTCAATAAGCAGGGTAAATACGGCACTATCCTAACATCAGGTCTTGGTGTTGAGGAAGAAGCATCTACGGCAAAGACCATGCTTGGTGGAACGGTGGTGTAACATGGCAGAATCCTACGCATCACCATACGAATATATTAAAAAACGCCAATCCTATTTGGCATCACAGCGTGGAACGTGGGAAGACCATTGGCAAGAAATTCTTGACTATGTTATGCCGCGAAAAGCGGACATTACGTTTGTTCGTTCAAGAGGTGAAAAGCGGTCAGAAAAACTGTTTGATAGCACTGCAATCACTGCAAATACCCTACTAGCCGCATCACTACAAGGCACACTGACATCCCCATCACTGCCTTGGTTCAGCCTTAAACTGCGCGATAAAGCCTTAAACGAAAATCGTGACGTTAAGATTTGGCTAGAAGACACTGCACGTAGAATGTATGACACATTCAGCGACAGCAATTTCAATACCGAAGTCCACGAAATGTATTTAGACCTGACCAGTATTGGCACAGGTTGTCTTTTTGTTGAGGAAGGTAAAGGTGGCTTTGCTGAAAGCAGTATCCACTTCAATACACTTCACATAAGTGAATTTTACATAGCCGAAAACATTAACGGGTATGTAGATACGGTGTATAGACGCTACAAAATGAACGCCCGTCAAGCCATGCAAGAGTTTGGTGAAGACAATATTGGCGAAAAAATTAAAGAAGCAGTCGAGCAAAAGCCTGATAAAGAATTTACGTTTATCCATGCGGTAGAACCGTCTGAAGATTACAAACGTGCAACAGGCAAAGTCGCTACAAAACTGAAATACCATTCATGTCACATCTGCGAAGAAGACAAAATGGTAGTCAGGACAGGCGGCTACAACGAATTTCCTTATCTTGTTCCTAGATGGTCAAAGGCTACAGGCGAAATGTATGGACGTTCACCGTCCTACAATGCGTTGCCTGACATCAAGACCATCAACAAGGCTGTAGAGATTGGTCTGAAGGCGTGGGCAAAGGCTATTGACCCACCACTACTTGTGACCGATGACGGCGTTATAGGGCGCGTTAGAACTACGCCTGCGGGTATTACCGTGGTTCGTAGCGAAAACGCTATCAGACCGCTTCAAATCGGCAGTAATTGGCAAATTACAGACCTAAAAGAAACGCAGTTACGCACAGCAATTCGTCAGGCTTACTATTCTGACCAACTGCAACTGCAAGAAGGTCCACAGATGACCGCAACAGAAGTGCAGGTTCGTTACGAATTGATGCAACGGTTGCTTGGTCCAACCCTAGGACGTTTCCAATCAGAATTTTTGAACCCGCTTATTGAGCGTGTGTTTGGAATTATGATGAGAGCAGGCGTTTTACTACCGCCGCCACGTCAAATGGAAAAAGGTGGGCAGATGGATGTCGAGTATGTTGGACCGTTGGCGCGGTCACAGCGTATGGAAGAAGCACAAGCCATTGACCGTCTGTATCAACTAGCCATGAACATTGGTCAGATTGACCCAAGTATCATGGACAACATAGACCACGATGAAGCCATTCGTATGAGGGCTAAATTGTTGGGTGTGCCTGCTACTGTAATGCGTGACCCACGTGAAGTTATGGCAGGACGACAAGCACAGCAACAAATGGCGGCGCAACAGCAAGCAATGATGGCGGCGCAACAGCAATCACAAGTGGCTAAGACGCAGGCAGAAGCCGCAAACCTTATGGGCAAGGGCGAAACCCAAGCCGTAATGCAACAGGCTACTGCTGAAGCAGAAAGGCAAATGACAGAATAATGGACGAACAAGAAGAATTGCACAAAGAACACACTGAATTAGTCGAGAACTATAAACAGTGTTTTACGTCACCTGCGGGTGCGAAAGTGCTAGAAGACTTGGAAGCGGCATACGGACACAGAATTAGTTTTAGTAGTGACCCTTATGCCACGGCTTACAAGGAAGGACAGCGTAGTATGGTGCTACGCATATTAACAATGTTAAAAGAAAGGAAAGAATAAACTATGGACGAGCAGACCGTTACCACAGAACAGGCAAACCCTGTCGAATCGACATTGATGGGTTCTGTAGATGGTGGCGATAATCTTGATTGGAAATCGTCACTGCCCGAAGACATCCGCAATGAACCTACGTTACAGAACTTCAAGGACGTTGAAAGCCTTGCCAAGACTGTAATTCACCAACAGAAGGCTATGGGAAGTCGTATTCCCCTGCCGAAAACTGACGAAGAACTGTCGGAAGTCTACAACAAACTAGGCAGACCTGAATCGGCTGACAAGTATGAATATCAATTAAATGAAGAAGTTAAGCAGTATTTTGATGAAGGGGCTTTAAGTCGTTTCAAAGAAGTCGCACACGCTAACGGCTTGAACAGCAAACAGGTTCAGGCATTGATTGATTATCAGTCAGGCGAATTGGCAGAGGTTATTCAGAACGAACCTTCACAGTTAGCCGCACAGAAAATTGAAACAGAAGACTACCTAAAGAAAGAATGGGGTGCAGAGTATGACCGTAATGTTCGTGCCGCACAACGTGCTTTGCAGGTGTATGGCGATGATGAAATCATTGATTTGATGAATACATCGGCAGGCAATCACCCTGCGGTAGTTAAATTGTTTGCAAAACTTGGCAAAGAAATAACGGAAGATATGGCGCAAAACACGGCTAATAACCGTTTGGCTGTATCACCGCTTGACGCTAAGATGGAAATCGAGCAAGTATTCTCTAATCCAAACCACCCATACTTCAAGGACAACCATCCTGAACATCGGGCGGCGGTAGAACGTATGCGGGAATTGCACGAAAAAGTTTATGGTAATTAACCTTTTATATGGTATAGTTACTTAACTACGTCAGAACCGAAAGGACAATCTGTGTGGTGGGCATGATGCCTTAACAATCCGATTAGTTACCGTAAGTAATGAGGTTTCCCTGTAAAGGATAAAAACCGTGTAGCAAGTCGAAAGACTTATTTGAACTTAAACGGAAGGAGAACTGATTATGTCAGTGCAAATCACTACCGCTTTTGTAGAACAATACAAAAGCAATGTGTTTCACTTGGCGCAACAGAAAGGTTCACGTTTGAGGGATGCGGTCCGCACTGAAACAGTAACAGGCAAATCGCATTACTTTGAACGTATCGGCTCTGTCGCGGCACAGAAACGCACATCACGTCATTCGGACACCCCACGCATGGATACGCCACATAGCAGACGTAAAGTCACTATGGACGACTATGATTGGGCAGACCTGATTGACCAAGAAGATAAGGTTCGTATGCTCATTAGCCCACAAAGCGAATACGCTATGGCGGGTGCATGGGCTATGGGTCGAGCAATGGACGATGCAATTATTTCTGCGGCTACAGGCAACGCTTTTGGCGGTGTTAGTGGCGGCACATCTATTGCATTACCTGCGTCACAGCAAATTGCTGTTGGTGCTTCAGGACTTACTATCGCAAAACTTATCGAAGCCAAGGAAATCTTGGACGGTAACGATGTAGACCCTGATGAACCACGGTTTATGATTGTGACCAGTAAGCAGATGACCAATATGCTTAACGAAACCAAAATCACTTCAGCAGACTATGCGTCTGTCAAGGCTTTGGTTCAGGGTCAGATTGGAACTTTCCTAGGTTTCAATTTCATCCGAACTGAACGTCTTGGTTTGGATGGTAATGGTGACCGTCAAGTATTGGCGTTCTGCCGTTCAGGTCTAGGGCTTGCAGTAGGTGCAGATGTATCCACACGGATTTCTGAACGTGCTGACAAGAATTATGCAACTCAAGTGTTTCTTTCAATGACTATCGGTGCTACGCGAGTAGAAGACGAAAAAGTCGTTGAAATCGCTTGTTCAGAATAAGGGGGAGTAGAAAATGGCTACAGTTTACTCTGTTCAAAAGACTAAATGGTCTGTGAATAACCCCTCTGAAAAGGTCAACACTAACGAATTGGCAGGACGTGTGCGTGTCGCTTATGGCGAATACACTACTGCTTCTACCGCTAGTGGTGACGTAATAGAAATGTTTAACTTGCCGAATGGCGCACGAATTGTTGGTGCTAAACTAGGTCACGAAGCCCTAGGTGCATCGACTACTTTGAGCGTTGGTTATGCGGCGCACACTGCTTCTGACGGCTCTGCCGTATCAGCGGCGGCGGCGGCGTATAAAGCGGCGGCGGCTTCTACTTCTGCACAAGTAGTAGATGCGGCGGCAACACTTGCACTTGGCTTTGCTTCTGTAACAGATGCAAACGAAGGCGGTGTGCCAGTTACCGTTACTATCGGGGGTGCGGCGGCAACGGGCAAAGTCACGTTGACCATGCTGTATGTAACCGACTAAAAGGGCTTGATGGGGGGGTAAAACCCCCCGTCATTCTTAGGTGTTCATATGGCTACAGACGTATCAATTTGTTCAAACGCCCTACGTAGGTTGGGTGACAGCCCAATTACGTCTTTAACTGATGACACAGAACGCGCCCGTTTGTGTAATGCTTTTTTTGCAGACGCAAGGGATTCGGTTTTAAGAAGTCACCCGTGGAATTTTGCAATCACACGGGCAACACTGACGAAACTTACAGCAACACCCGCATACGGATATGACTATCAGTATGCCCTACCTACAAACCCATATTGCTTGCGCGTATTGGGAATGGAATACCCTGACTACGAATTCAAAATCGAAAACGATGCGACATTCGGACGGGTGTTACTGACCAATGAAGGCACAGCCAATATCTTATATATTGCACGGGTCACTAATGCGGTCTTGTTTGACAGTATGTTCGTTGACGTGTTGACAGCAAAGTTGGCTGTTGATTTGGCTTACCCTGTAACTGGTAGTGTCCAATTACAAGGTCAGATGGAAAAGTTATATCAGCAAAAACTTTCTGAAGCACGTAGTGTAGACGGACAAGAAGGTGTCATTGATGACCTTGTATCCGATACATTTACGGACTTTAGAAGATAATGGCGCGTGTTCATCCTTTCCAAACAAATTTCACCGCAGGTGAACTAACACCAAAACTTGCAGGTCAGACTGACTTCAAGAAGTATTCTAATGGTGTAGAAATCCTAGAAAACATGACGGTGTTCCCCCAAGGGGGTGCAACGCGGCGTTATGGAACGCGATTTGTTGCTGAAGTAAAAGACAGCACAAAGAAATGTCGTCTAATTCCTTTTGAATTTAACGTAGAACAATCCTACGTGTTGGAATTTGGTGACCAGTATATAAGGTTCTACAAGGATGGTGGGCAGATTACAGAAGCCGCCAAGACCATCACAGCAATTACGCAAGCAAATCCTGCAAACGTCACGTCTGTCGGTCATGGATATACTACGGGTGACGATATTTGGATTTATGCTGTTGTTGGTATGGACGGCATCAATGGCAGGCGTTATCGCATTACTGTTGTGGATGCTGATAACTTTACTTTAAATGGCATAGATACGACATCTTTTACTGCATATACGTCAGGCGGCACAGCAAACAAAGTTTACGAGATTGCTAGCCCCGTCACTGAAGATATACTGTATGAAATCCAATATACGCAGTCTGCGGACGTTATGTATATTGTTCACGAAACCATACCGCCAAAAAAACTATCACGAACAGGACATACATCGTGGACGCTAGTAAGCGAAGCATTTGAAAATGGTCCATATCTTGATAAAAACACATCAAGTTTTACGTTTACATCATCTGCAACAGGTGTAGGCACAGGAAGAACGCTAACAGCATCAGGTTTGTTTCCTGACGCATTAGGTCTTACAGGTTTTCACCCTGACGATATTGGGCGTTTAGTGCGTATGACCGCAGGTTGGGGCGTGATTACAGGCTACAATTCACCTACGCAAGTCGTGTGGGAAATTAAAAAAGCACTGACATCGGCTTCTGCAACAACCGATTGGTCATTAGGTGCATGGTCAGAACACACAGGTTACCCACGAACCGTATCATTCTTTGAACAAAGGTTAATGTTTGCGGGGTCTACGGCTTATCCACAGACTATTTGGGCATCACAATCAGGTCTATACACAAACTTTTCCACAGGAACTTCACTAGCGGCAGAAGCCTTTATCTATACGATTGCGGCTAACAGAGTTAACACAATTCGTTGGCTAGCACCTGCGCGTGACTTAATTGTCGGCACAGCGGGTGGTGAATTCAAAGTGGGCAGACCTACAGGCGAACCGCTAAAGCCTGACAACGTGTCGATTACACAGCAAACTACCTACGGTGGTTGGACTACAGAACCAATTCAGATTGGTAACGTGGTTCTATTTGTGCAGAAACAGCGTAAGAAAATCCGTGAATTTGCGTATCAGTTTGAAGACGATGCGTATGCCGCACCTGATATGTGCCTATTGGCAGAACATATCTTAGGAAACGGCGCGGTAGACGTAGCCTATGCACAAGAACCTGAAAGTATTTATTGGGTGGTTCGTGAAGACGGAACACTGTGCGGAATGACCTATCAGCGTCAAGAAGACGTGGTGGCATGGCACAGGCACATTCTAGGCGGCTACAACGGCTATTCGTTCAATGCGGCTACTGCGGTAACTGGTTCTGCGTCAGACGCGCTGAACAACGGTTATATCACGATTACGGCGCATGGTTATGCGATAGGTGACAAAGTAACGTATGACGCAAACGGCAATACCAAGATTGCGGGTCTTGAAGATGGGAAAGACTATTATGTCGTAGTGCGCAGTGCCAATGAAATTGAATTGGCAGAAACATACCAACAAGCGTTAGACCGCACGATTGTGCAGATTGGCACTGGCACTGGCACACACTATATTCGTGCCGCCGCAAAATGCAAGTCTGTTGCGACTATTTCTGAAGACGAAGAAAACCAAGTATGGCTTTGTGTGGAACGCACGATTGGCAATACTAAACGCGCATACATCGAATACCTAAGTAACACCGTAAATATGGATTCCTGCCTATCAGGAACGGTTAATGGTTCGTCTACAGATGTGACAGGACTAGACCATTTAGAAGGCGAATCAGTCCAAATCCTAATTGGTGACGCTGTTTATCCTAACCAAACAGTAACAAACGGAAAAATAACAGTTAACTTACCTGCCAATACAGGGTATAAGAGTATAGAGATAGGACTGAAATACGTCAGTAAGATTAAAACAATGCGAGTAGAAGCAGGGGCGCAAGCAGGAACGGCACAAGCCCGTCCAAAAAGGTATAATGAAGTTACCGTGCGTTTATATAAAACGGTCGGTGTAACTATAAACGGTGACCAAATACCGTTTAGGTCTTCATCTACCCCTGTTGGGCAGAACATTGAAGAATTTACAGGCGACAAACGGGTGACCAACCTAGGATGGGATAGAGATGGTCAGATAATAATAGAACAAACGCAACCATTGCCAATGACAGTCCTAGGTGTCACAGGCACATTGGTTACGAGTGATTAGGAAAGGGGGTTCATAATGGCTTGGTGGGTTGTTCCTGCTATGCTTGCTTCAACGGCAGTGACCGTTATGGGCATCTCACAGCAAAAAAAGGCAATGAAAGCAAATGCGGCTTGGGCAGAATACGAGCGCACACTTAACTTTCATTACGAAAAACAGAAGCGTCTTAAAGATGAAACTGCGCGACTAAGTGAAAACCGCGCACGTGCAGGTGCGTCAGGAACACAAATGTTCACAGGAAGCAGTCTATTGATTGCCGAAGCAGATGCGCAAGAATTTGAGAACGATATGTGGTTCTTGGAAAAAGGCGTATTTGTAAAAAATGCGGCGGCAAATGCAGAACTGCAAGGACAGTTAACGGCGGCTAATTATAAGATTGGTCAGACAATACTTAGCGGTGCGGCACAGGCAGGCGATTACGATGCCCGATTTAACGATGCCAAATTCTTTGGAAGTGCGTAATCATGGCTATTAAATTATCAAGATACGCAGGCAGTCTAGGAAGCGCACCACTACAAAGTGGACGAACTATTACTACGGGCGTTACCGAAGGTGGATTGCAAGACCTTGGTAAAGGAATTATGGATATTGCCAAAATGTATGGCGAAGCAAGTATCCGTAGGGAAGCCAAACTGCGTGACCTTGACCTAGTTTCTAAAAACGAAAACGGTAAGAACGAAAGCCTGCTTCACAATGATAATTTTACTTTTGACATAGAAACGTCAGGTAGAACCGATTGGCAGTCTTGGGAAGATGAATTTAAGACCAGTTATCAAACAAATGTAACTGACAAAAAACTCAATGGCGATTTCAAAGACGATGAAGTCGCATGGAAAAAACATGAGCCGTTCAATGACCTAGGTTACATTGAAGGGCTACGTGCTATCCGCACATTGGCAAAAAATCAGCGTCTTAAAAATGCGCAACGTGCGTATGACCAGTCATGGGTAAGCACCCAAGGTAGCATCGACAAAGCAACGTCAGCCGAAGAAGTAAAAAGTATTTACGACACATGGGCGACAGGCACGTTAGGTAACTACGCTAAGACTGAATTTATTACGGGTGAACGCTATAAGTCTGACAATGAAGGCATGGCGGCATATGCAAACAATGCCTATATGTTTCATCAGGTCAGCAAAGGTGTTGCACCATTACAAGCACCTAATGGTAGCGGGGCAATAAATTGGGCTGAACTAGCCAACAAAGCCGCAGACCCTACTTACAAAATGCAGGACATTCAAGGTAATGAACTTACCGTTGATGACCCAATCCGCAAAGGTCTTATTAAACATTACCGTGAAAAAGACGGTGAACAAGACACGTTCTTTGAGCGTGAACGTAATGACCGTCAACGCGAATCAAAAGGTTTTTTTACTGACCGAATCATCAGAATGTCTACAGGTAAGCCTGATGCTGACTTCCTAGGTGATTTGCAAAAAGACCAAAGTCTTGAGCCTGAAACCAAGTTAGCCCTAAGAAATTCTTACTTTACTACTGTCGGTAACTTGAAAGACAAAACAAAACCGTGGGAAACACAGCAAGGCATTGCCGCAGAAGGTATGTTGCGTGTTTTGGTTTCTGCGGGTGTGATTGATACGCAAGAAGAAAAAGGCATTATCCGCGATATGTGGCTAAACGGGCAGTTAATCAGTCCTGAAACCGTTTCTACGCTTGATAAACTTGTTGACGAAAAAATTGCACAAAGCAATAAGCCTAACCAAGTGCTTTATAAACGCACAGTAGGCACGATTATGAAAGAAATGGGCGAAAAACAAAGCCCAATAGCCGCGTTATCAAGTCTTGATGCAGGTGCAGGTTCACTTAAAAGCCTGTCTGATGTTCAAAATCTGATTGATTCAATGTCAGGTCAGATGTCTAAAGAAGCATTGTTGGCTATTCAAAACCTAGATTACATGATTGCTGAAGGTCAACGTAAAGGGTTTACTGTCCAAAATATGTTGGGCAACCCAAGTAGTCCAAACTATATCGTTAACGATGTTATCAAGGTATATAAAGAACTGAAGTCAGAATCAGACTTAACTAAGTTTAATACTTCAGCGCAAAACTATCTCAACGCAAATTGGTATACAGACGGCAAGTTTGGTATTGATGCGGCGGCTTGGGCGGCAAGTCCATTGCGTTCTGCACCTGTTGTTAAGAATGTTCCATTGCGCAGGGAAGGCGAAACTATAACGGATTACTTGCCTAGATTAGATAAGTGGATGCAAGAAAACAAAATGTCTAACAATTCAATGCTACCAATGTTTATGTATGGTGACCAACCAAATGTAGGCGGGGCGGGTATGAACATTATTGGAACTGAATGATGAATAGTTTAACGGTCACACAACTTAGACAGGCAGGGTTTTCTGATGAACACATCATTAACTTTACCAATTCTAAAAGACCGTTCCTAAAAGGCGCAGGTTTTTCTGACAGCGAAATCAATGACCATTTTGGTATTGCGCAATCGTCATGGGATATGTTTGCCAAGTCACAGGTAGTCGGTCAAGACCGTAGCCTAATTGTTGATACAGACGGTGACCAACTATCTGTTAAACCAAAAGACGAAAACGCAACACTTGCAGAAGTCGCGGCGAAACAGGACAACAATCTTGTTACTAAAGACAATCAGGTTGTAAAGCCTGACGGGGTAACACAGCCTGACACTGTTTCGGCTGATGGACAGCCTGTGGCTGATACACAGGGCAAAGATTTGATGCGCCCTGAAAACGTCAATCAGCCTACGTTTAACACCAACCTAGCGACAAGCATTGCCGAAGCAGAAAAAAACAAACCACCAGTTTATAAATGGGAAGATTTAACTGACGTTCAAAAAAGACAACTTAAAATGGGCGGTTCGTTTTGGACTGAAGACGCAAGTGGTAAAACGGGCGGTAGCGGCAAAAGAATCAGCAGTAAGGACGTTTTGTATCCAAACAAGGAATACACACAGCGTGAAGAAGAAGCGCGTGAAGAACGATTTTCTGTTCTAAATACTTTAGTTAGTAGTGGTCCATCTACTTTACGTCTACTAGACGGCATACAAAAGACCAATGGGTTTACTGACTTTCAGATAGATACCATTAACGAAGCATTGTCGTTTGTTTCGGCTATTGAGAGTGACAACAAAAACATTCTCAACGAAATGGGCAATAAGGGCGGCGTGTTTCAGATACGTCAAGACGAAATGGTTTCATTGATAAACCGTTACGTTAACCTGTCTAAACAGTTTGACCCATCATTTGTTAAGCCTGATTGGGTAGACAAAGCACTAGAAGATAAACGTGCTACATCGTTGCCATTGGATGCACAACGTGCGCTGATGCTAACTAAGATGTTTACCATTACACAGCCTGCTTATGCAGACGGTAATTATTCCACAACAGGTAATTTTCAGTTTAGTGAACTAAGCGATACTGAACGAGCAGAACTTCAACAAATTCGCGTTGACGTAGGTGAAAGCGTAAAAGCAGTAGTCGAAGGTGTTGGCGACAGAAATGCACTTCTACAACAAATAGAAGCCAAAAAAGCCGAAATTGAACTTGTTACGGCTAATCCTGCTATTACGATTGGCGAAATTCAAAGACAACAGGTTGAAATACTTAAACTAGACGAAGCACTAGCCCACCTTGAAAAACAATATGCCGCATTGCAACTGCGCTTAGATAAGCAAGCCAAACTAGCCTATGACGATACAGATGCGGGGGCAGAAGCAGACTTTAACAATGCACCGCTAGAAGTGCGTCAGTCATTGTTTGAGTTAATTCGTAAGGACAAACGTGTGCCTGACGAAAACGCTATGTCTTTGCCTATGCGTATTGCCAAGGGTGACCCTGAAGCAATCAAAGAATTCTATTTGAAATACCACAACCCACCAAATCCTGACCAAGATACCCCTGCGCTTACAGAACGTGTAGACAAGTATCTAAGCAAGTGGAACACCGTGGACTACAAATACGAACTGCCGCAAATGGCAACGTGGTCACAAGACGGTTGGGTGACTGAATTTGCAAAAGACAGTTACGCAGGACGTAAGTTTATTAAGTATTCAGGTGGTGCAGGCGAACAGAACGTATTCGGCAACGGCATGAATTTGTCGGTGTCAGGTCTAATGTCAGCCTATCACTATGAAGTCGGCGTAAACGGTAAAGACCCACGCAAGGCGTATGAAGAAATTTTCATGCACCAAAGTCAAGACGGAATGTTGGGCTTTTCGCAGGATGTTGCTAAGTCAATGTCGCAAATCCTAGGTGATACGCCGTGGATGGGTGTAGGTTGTGCCGCCGCTGTAGCACCCCCTGCGGTTGGTATGTTAACCCCTGCCGCACCCGCTGTTGCCCCAACATTGCCGTTCTTCTGTGCCGCAGGTGCATTTGCGTTGCCTGAATCAATGCGTGATACCTACATTCGCGGCATTATGAATGGCGAAGTAAACAACTTTGACGAATTTCAAAAAGAATTTATGTCGGCACGAACTGCCGAAGTCGCAGGTAAATACGGCGTAGTCGGCGCAGTAACTATGGGCGCAGGTAAAGGTGTTCAGGCAATGGGTGGTGGCAGATTGCTACAACTTAGTGCAGAAGTGCCAACAATGGTTACCTTGTCCGCAGTGCTAGAAGGACACGTTCCTACTAGACAAGACTTTGCCCATGCCGCTGTCTTGATGTTTGGTATTCATGGCGCAGTAAAAGGCACAAATGCACTGTATCAAATCTACAAGCGACATGGCGTTCACCCACGTGATGTAGTAACGCTAGCAGAAGCACGTGAAGATATTGCCGCAGATTTGGCTGAAGGTAGAGTGCCACGTTACTTCACTGAAGTAGGCGAAGCATTGCTTAATGCCGCAGAAGAAACTACAGGCACAAAACTAATACCGCCGCCAAAGGTTGAAGTAAACCAAACCGTTAAGACTAGCGTTGCAGGAACAGAAACAGGCAAGGTTGTCGGGCGTGAACAGGTAGATGGCGCAGAAGCCATTATCAGCATTGAAAAGCCAAATGGCGAAGTCATTAAGGTTGGCGAATCAAAAGTAGAGCCGTCAAACTCTGAACACATCACTGTTGAAATTACGCCTGAAGGTCAGGTTCGGTTTGGCGAAGTTAAAGAAACTAACTTTGAAGCCCGTAAAGCGGCAGGCGAATTTGATGCAGACGTTATTCTGCTTGACGAAATTGTAGTTAAAGCCCCCAAAGTCGATGTTGCTGTTGATACTGTGGTTAAGAAACAGGAACAGGCAGTCAAATGGGAATCAGACGATGCAGTCGGAACAGTAGACGTTTGGGTCAAGAAAGAAGTTTACCCTGAACTAACAGCCGAATTTAAGAACAAAGACGTAGGCAGGGTATCTTACGAAGGCAAAGAAGCGTCTGCAAAAATTAAGTCTGACATAATTGGTAGGGTTGAAGAAACCACCAAAGTAGACGTTGTTTACGGTATTGAAAAAGGCGGTCCAAGTGGAATGACCGAAGCATCTACTGTGGTTCGTGCCGCAGATGGATATTACGTTGTTCCACGTGAAATGTTTGAAGCACTGCGTAAATACACTGACCCTTTGACCAAAGAGGTAAAAGACGCAGATGTTGGCTTTAGCGAAGGTAATATTGTCTTTATTGCTAAAGATAGCGTAACTGGCAAAACGTCACTGATTGGCAGTCTTCACGCTAAAAAGGCTGAAGGCAAGGTAGAAGCACAGGCATCGTCTTACTACACAACCCACATGGACAGCACAGGAAAAACGTGGTCTAGGGAAAATTCTACTAAAGGCGGTAGTCAGCGTAAGATACCTGATGAACCTAATCAGCCACCACCATTTAACGGCGAACTGAATTGGAAGGGTCTGTTTGAATACGGACGTGGCTTAGACACGTTTGACCTTGTAGAACTTACCCGCGCATTGATTGACCATACCCCGTTCCTAGAAAACCTGAAGGAAGGCTATTACGGCTATTTCCAATACGGTGGAATTAAGGGTGGTAAAGTCAGACAGTTTACTAAGGAAGAACTGAAGGTAGTGGTAAACCGCGCCCTACAGGAAAATCCAAAGCAATTCATTATGACCTTGGCGCATGAGATTGGTCACTTGATTGACTATCTGCCACAGGAAACAATGAACAAAGGTAACATCCTTGGTTCACTAGCCGCTATCAAAGACTACCTAAACAAATGGATTGATGGACGTGCAGACGGCGCGAAACCATTAACCAAGGTAGAAATTGAAGCCTTGCGCAAAGAAGCAGAAGCAGAAGCACTAGCCAAAGAACCTGTGATAGATGCAGAAATCACAGGTGAACTAGCGATTACGCCTAAGAAAATCCTAGATATTTGGAAAGACCCTGACATCAGAAGCAAGATTGACCCTGAATTCTATTCGGTCATCCAAGGTCTTAGCAATGCGCTGAAGAAGCAGGTAACACGTAGTGCGATGAAGGGCATGATTGACCCGCACATCAAAGCAATCGTGGACAAAATCAATGGCAAGAAAAACATTGACCCTGATGTTCTCAAAAAAGCAGAGGACATTCTTGCGGCGAAGGTTGAGAAAGAAATTAAAGAACGTGGTCTTGTTTCTAGGGAAGAAATAATGGCTGAATTGAAGGCTTTGACGCAAGAGTGGAAGCCATTCGATGATGCCGCCAACCCTAACTTTACTGCGTATCGTTACAGCCCACGTGAATTGATGGCTGACTTTATGATGGCGTTTATGCTACGTCCACAGTGGACTAAAGTTAATGCGCCAAAAGCGTTTGAAGTGTTGATGAACCACTTCCACAAACGCCCTGAAGTCATGCAGGAATTCCTAAAGATACAAAACGCATTGAACGCAGGCGGCGACAAAATGTTTGCGCCTATTCATACCGCAACAATGGAAATGATGCGGTCAGGTTCAGAGCGTGTTGGCAAGAAAATGATTGAGGATGCCGAAACAGGACCATCTGTTCGTGATGCGGTAGAAACTGAATTCATTGACATATTTGGTTGGTTCTACAGACGCTTTGGTGGACCGAATGGATTTTTTGGTTCTGACAGGGCGGCACGTTGGTTCAATGAAGCCACAATGTATTTTGGCGGCATGATTGAGAAATTCCGCTATCGCCATGCTTATATGCAGTCATACCAAAAGGCGATGATGCGCGAAGTGTTTGAACCGCTAAACAAGTCAGGCAAAAGCCATGACGTATTAGGCACGATGCTACTGTATCGAAACCTAGCGTTTAGTATTCAGCGTGGCGGCAAAGCAAACCCATTAGGTTTGTGGTCACAAATGAAAGAAGCCGTTCAGAAAGATGCTGAAGGCAACCCTGAACTTGTCAGGATTGTTACCGAAATCGAAGGTGGACGTGACGCAAAGTCTATTTACGAAAACTTTGCCAAACTACACCCTGACGTTGATGCGCTAGCCACAAAGTTTTTTGAAATCCGCGCTGAATATATGCACCCTGTCTTAAAAGACAGCATGATGTTTGATGCCGAAACATTACAAAAGATGTTGGACAACAACGAATACATCACGTTTAGCGTCAGCAAATGGGTAGAAAAGAAGATTGGTAAATATGGCAACAAGGCGTTTATGTCTGCACACATTAAGCGGACTGAAGGCACATTGGCAGACATTCTGAACCCACTACACACTACGTTAGAAAAAGACTTCATGCTGTTAACGGCATTGAAGAAAAACCGCCTAATTATTGAAGCCGTCAAATGGATGCAAGACAACAAGTCTTGGATGGAAACATTTGATATGAACACAAAACTTGGTGGTTCAAAGAAAGATGTGGTGATTGAAAAAGCCAAGTCGATTGGTAAGGGCGTTTATGAGCCACCGCCAAAAGGTATGCACCAAATTATGTTGATGCGTAACGGCAAGGTAGAAATGTGGAACATGAATAAGTTTGCCGCTGATGCGTTCTTAGATAACCCTTATCGTTGGATTATGGGAACAAGCATATTAGCGTCTACTAATGCTTGGTATCGCGGCATATTTACTGAATATAACCCATTGTTTTGGGGTAAGAATATGTTCAAGGATACAGGACGTGCGGTTCGTAACCTTGAAAACGCCCGTTACTTTGACATTTTGAAGGGCGGTAAAAACAGTTACGTTAAGTATCTAATCAAATCTATTCGTCCAACATGGAAATCTATCTTTGGCGATGGCACAAACCTAACCAACTTGATGGAAAAGGAAGGCTATTTGATTTCGGCAATGGAAGGATACCGTGGTCAAGCAGGTGAACTAGCCATTAGACGTATGGTTAAAGACGGCACATTGACAGCAGATAATGTGATTGTCGAAAAACTGTTGCAGAAATTAGACCCCAAAAAGTATGAAACTTTCTACAGCAATACGATGGGTAGGATGTTGGAATACGTTGGGAACATTGCGCGTGTTTTAGAGCGTATGCACAAAGTCGCAGGTAAGATGTATTTAGATGACGCTGTTAAACGCGGCGAACTAAAGATGTCCGATATGGAAATCTTACAGCGTGTTCAGGCTGACGTTGGTTCACCATCATTCCTACGCACAGCGCGTATGCACCCTATTATGAACAACGTATTCCTTTTCTCAAACGC